GGAAACAGAAAAGATGGTCCAAATGGATGAAACCATCGGAAGTTTCTGATTTAGATCTCATCAAAGAATATTATGGATATAGTAATGAAAAGGCTAAGTCCGTATTAAAATTATTAAATGATGATAAAATTAACGAATTGAAAAATAGGATTTATAAAGGTGGAAAACGAAAATAAAGAAGTCAAAAATTGGACTCCAGCAGAAATGCTTGAAGTCTCTCTCAACGAACCAGATGATTTTTTAAAAATTAGAGAAACATTAACTAGAATTGGTGTTGCCTCTAGGAAAGATCAAAAGCTATTCCAATCATGTCATATTCTGCATAAACAAGGCAGGTATTTCATTGTGCATTTTAAAGAGCTATTTCTGTTAGATGGTAAACCAAGTAATTTAATCGAAAACGACTTAGAACGTAGGAACACAATTGCTACATTACTAGCAGATTGGGGATTAGTAAGTATTATTAATACTAAAGTCTCAACTCCGTGTGCACCTTTAAGACAGATTAAAGTTATTCCATTTAAAGAAAAGACACAATGGGAACTATGTCCAAAATATAATATAGGTAATTCAAATAAGGAATAAAACCCTTATAAATATATTATAAGAGAATAGGAGAATTTAATATGGCATTACAATCAAGCGGCGCAATTTCAATGTTTGACATATCCAATGAATTTGGAGGATATGCTTATCCGCCTGTGGAAATAGATGACTATATGGCTGCAGACCCTGTAAATCAGCCTAGTTACGGTAACACAGTAGGTACTTTAGTTGATATGGCTGATTTTTACGGCACTAGTATTAAAACAGTTCGACTTGCTGTCCAACCCAATCATGACAGCTATTTGAGATATGGTTACTCCAGAACTAACGGATACTTTTATTTTATGTCTGAGAGTGGTCAATCAGGTACTGCTTTCGGAACTGCAACTCGAACGAGCTCACTTGCATCTGGTAGTAGAAGTCTTGCATGCATTGTAATGGATGACGCTTATTATGATTATCTTACAATAGGATTTTCAGGCGGCAGCAGCTCAACAAATGGTGGTTGGACATCGGCCACATTTTATGATCATCAAAGTTCTCCGCCATATAGATGCGACTTAAGCACAGGTATTACAATTTATAGAACAGATGCAATTAACTTTAATGCATTACCAGGTACTAGTCCTACAGTATATGGTTATAGATTTGGTTATGCTGGTACCAGCTCCACCGCTGCGACCAATGCCGCGAATGTAGCACAAAGAATTAAAGACAATGCGACTGTAACGCCGTATTATATATACGTAGAATTTACCTAGGAGAAAATAAACAATGGCAATAACTTATAATATACGAAGACTTGATCAAATTGGATCATCAATGAACTTAGAATTCATTAATAGTGATGATTCTCTACCCAATTGGTACACTATGGCCAGTCTACCTGAAAATTTTACAGAAGCTCAAGTACATCAAATTGCTGAAAATATGGCTGAAGACGCTGCATTATTCTGGCAAAATTATACTGCAGTTGAGCCCTTAGTTTTAGAAGAAAGTAGTAAAACTATTAAAGATGTTCAAATTGAAGACTCACCAGAATTTAATGCCCTCTATGAGCGTCTCGTCGCGGTCTGGACAGAAGATGAAACAACTAAATATAAAAGTTGGGAAAAAGTTCCTTATACAGCTGAAGAGAAAGCAAGAAATATCAGGCAAAGAAGAGACCAGCAATTACATATTACTGATATGGAAGCAGTATCTGATAGAACTCCTAGTACAGAAATACTTAATTATAGACAAGCACTTAGAGATATTACAGATCAAGAAACATTTCCTAATAGTGTTATTTGGCCAATTAAACCGATAGGTTAATAAATGAATAAACTTCGATATTACATTCTGATTACCAGAGGTATCGCTCAAGTAAAGCGTCATGCTAGAATGTGGGATGGTACTTATAGTCAACAAATTACCAAAGATGATGTTTACTATGTAATCAATACTAGAGATATGGAATTTCAAGCTCAAGCGATAGAGTGGCTCGAATCAGAGGGAATCCAATATAATACATCAGAAAGTAACGGTGGACCTTCAAAAGGTAAAAACGCTGTTTTGGATGCATTCCTTGCATCAGATGATGACTACTGCATTCAAGTAGATGGTGATGATATGATTACTCCACACGGTATTCATGTTCATAAGATGATTGCTAATCCAGCAGTATATGGTCTTCCAGATGAAACTCCACCTGATGTTGTAGTACTAGATTACCAATACGGTATTGTTCCTGATGAAGGCTACGGCCCATTATCACATTCAGAAGCTCAATTTTCTGCACAACAATATGCTGAAGATATTTACAATGCTGATTGCATTCAAGGTATGGGATATAGATGTTTTAACCGACCATGGGAATGGTGGGATAGAGCAATGAAAGGAGAATACTTTGAAAAAGGTAGCCCATATTTAAGAGCACTATCCGAAGCCCATAAAAGGTTAATTACTTATGAATTTAAGTATATTAATAAGTGGGAAACGCATTGCAGAGTTATTTGGTACTCTAAAAAGGCTGCAGGATTAACAAGATTTAAAGAAGATATTTTAGTCGGAG